ACAGATTGAGAAGCCCGCCCGCCTGTGGCAGATGCGTGACCGACTGGCGGCTGAACTCGACGAGGAGCGCAGTTTTATGCGATTCGGCACCGGCTCGACGAAGCAGATGACCGAGACCATCGATCCCCGTCTGACATCGCTCGAAAAGCTGGAGCGCACGCTGACCGCCGACCTCACCGCCCTGGGTCTGAACTACAACTCGACCGTGAGCAAGATGAAGGAAGACGCGGCAAGCGGCATCGACACCGAGAAGGACGGGCTGACGAAGCTGCTCGTCGAGGCACGGGATTCGATGAACGAAGTGCCGGAACTTTGAGAGTAAGCGAGAGCAATGCCAAACGTGTTTGAGCATTGCCGAGCGTGAGCAAAGTCAAGACCGCGACAGCGGGATTAAATGGAGTAAGACCACGAATTTCACGAATTATGCGAATTATCAAGGAACTATGAGAGAACAACTGATGATTGGCGATTGGGTGTATAACACTCACAACCGACAATATGAGCAGGTGGAAGAGATAGGCAGCGGATTGATAATGCTTGCCTATAACGACCTGTACGAATTGGACGAGATACGCCCCATCCATCTGACCAACGAGATAATGGAGAAGAACTTCCCCGACTATGAACCAGGGTACACAATCGGATGGTGGCCAAACGATGACAGCTCATTCCACGTTGAATGGCAGGAGGACTTAGATGGAAACCAAGTCATTCTGATGCACGTCATGTACGTCCACGAACTTCAACACATACTGCGAATGGTGAAATGCGATAAAAAGATAGAACTATGAGCAAGAAACGAATACCCTTTGCCACTGGCGGCTGGTCGGACACTCAGAGCAGTGGCGACATGCCGTTCAGCGGTGAAACGGTGCTGACGAAGGAAATGCAAGAGGCATTGACAGAGGTGATGAAGCCAGTGTCGGTGCCCGACGTGCTGATCCCGAAGGAGCACACGATGCAATTCACCATCCCCAAGCCCGACAAGATGCCGAAGGTATTCATCGACCAGTCGCTGCTGGAGAAGCACCCAATGACGACAATGGAAATCCTCGAAGCTCAGCGCATCGCAAGGCGCAAGGAACGGCTGGAAGACAACCACCCCGTGATGGAGTTCCTGGAGGACATCATCTACTGCCCCTCGCAGATAGACTTCTATTTCCGCACCGACGGACAGGTGATGTGCCTCTATATCCGGCAACGGCACGGCGAGACAACGGCTCAACTGGTGCCCTGCTACGGCAACGGAGAATTTCAGTTCGACAGTCTGTGGCCCGAAATAGAACTGAGCCGTGACTACGACATCGAGGGAAAGAGTTACGAATCTGAAGAAGCCGAGGAGCAGGAAATCATCGACATCGAAAAGGACTGCCTGGCGCGGCTCCGCGTAATGTTCCCCGACACACCATTCCCCGAACATCCCAACCGCAGACGTGGACGCTACGGCGAGCGGCTTCCAGATATAACATTGTAGTAACGAAAAAACACCACAACTATGCAACAATCACTCGAAGAAATCCTGCGGGAGAAGATGGCGGTGCCCGTGTATGCGAAAGACCCGAAGACGGGGAAACAGAAGGTTGACAATAACGGCTTGCCAATACAGATGATGCCGATGGAGGCTATCGCAATGGCGATCATGAACAATGCCATGAAGGGCGACCTCGCCGCCGCCAACTTCATCCGCCAACTCACCGGCACCGCCCGCGACGCTCAGCACGACGAGGCGAAGGCCAGGGAAAGGCTCCTCGCCGTGGTCGCCGAGTTGCGCACGGCTCTCGAGGCCGACGGGCTGAAGCCTGCCGAGGGCTCGCCCGAACTGGAGCTGTTGGCCGTGGAGTTCTCCACCCTCCGTCGCATCGCCGCCCTGCTCATGGCCGACGGTCACACGGACATCGTGGTCACCGCCACCAAGCAGGAACTCAGCTCCACCAACCGCACCTACAACGACCTCGTCAAGCTCTTCGCCCAGCACATGCGCGACTACCGCCAGCAGCTCATCCAGGCAATTTGAGCGTTCCCGTTAATCGGGAAGCGGCGTAAGCCTAAGGGCAAAAAGAACACGAATTAAACGAATTGAACGAATGAAACCAATACGATTGCCAGACGTACCGATTTACGACGAATTGCCCGAAGGCTGGGCTGACATCAGCCACATAGTATCTGCACCGTCGGGCTATCATTGGATTAACAACCGCAAGTCGATATTCACCAACGAGTACCGACACGCATTATTAAAAATCAAGGATTAGGAAACTATGATTACCGTACAAAGAGAGAATGGTGATGTGATTTTCATCAATGAGCATGAGCACATCCATTGCGCCTACAAAAAAGATGAGCGCAAATTTATCGCTATTCCGACACAGCCGACAGCAAACATCGGAATACCGCGTGATAGAATCGAAGTGGAAGACGTGGTTTGTGTCGCCTACACTAACGAGGCACAGCCAACAAGTCTGATATTCCAAGCGGACAAAGCACCGACACAGCCAGCCGAATACGAAAGCGAAAAGGTGATGGTGGTGTATGAAGAGATTGACCGCCTTGATATTATCGAAAGGGATGAACAAAAAAAGAAGCACCCAGGTTGGGGGCACTATCAAAAGAGTGGAAACGGTGTTCGATTCCTAAATGCTTGCAAAGCCAACGACATCGAAACCATTGGGCAACTCTTGACTTTCGGACGTGCAAGATTTGAGGAAACGAGGAACATGGGGCGAATGTGTTGCGATGTTATCACGAAAGCATTGACGAACCTCTACGGCATTGAGAAATGGTAACTCTCAAACAACTCTTTCAGACGTTTGGCCACGACCCGAAGTGGGGACGGCTGGCCACGCAGTCGGCACAACCGATGGTGTCAGTCTTCATGCGAAAGCTGGGCGACGAGGACATCACGACGCTGACCGACTTCGACATCGAGATGCAACTGGCCATGAGCGAGCAGCCCGAAGACCGCAAGGTCAAGGCTCGTTCGTGTATGCACTACCTGCTACGATGGGCACGGGAGCAGGGTAAAGAGGTGCCGCAGATAGCGCACCCCTTCGAGATTAAGGAACAGGAAACCAAAAACGAGAAAGAAAATGCCGAAACTGACACTGAACTACGCTTGCATCGTGGACGTGATGCAAGTAGAGCCGAAACCGACGGACAACCAAAGGAAGAACCGAAAAGTGATACTGCATGTGGACGAAGAAGACCTGTTCGACATGTTCGACCAGCTAAACCCGAAGAACATCATCAAGTATCTCGACATGAGGGGAATCAAGCACCGCGAACCCGCAAACCTCGTGGTGAAGGTGAAACCCGACGCAAGCGGACTGAAACTAAGGCACAGCCTAAAGCGAGTGGCGCAGGAACTAAGGAACGCAAGAAAGCAGAGCGACAACTGACCCATCGGCCAACCAAGGAGGGCGACATCCAGATAGCACGGCGCAAGGCTGACACGCAGATGACGCTCGAAGACTGGCAGGCCGACACCAGACCCCGACACGGCACCATCGAGCACGACACTTCATCGAAAGGATGGAAGAACGGCAAGCGCGTGTTCAAGGACTGTTGGCGGGCGGTGATCATGGTCAACGGCCAACGCTACCGCCATCGTGGAGAGACCCGCGACGAGTGCCGCGAGTGGTTGAAAGCCGTTTGTGCCAAAAAGATTCTGCCAACCGACAACAAGGCCGACTGGTGGCGCATGGAGCAGCACAAGGACGAAGAGGCACGCATCGACGAGTTGATTGTCAGTGCAGCCGAGGAAGCCAACATCGTGTATGAATATCGGCAGACGGGCGACACTGAGATACTCTACAACTATTGCATCAAAGCCCTGCTGCCCCACATGGTGTACTATTGCGCCCACACCTTGCACCTCGGACGTGACCGTTCGCTGACGTGCTCACGTCAGGCCGTCGGGCTCATCCTCACCAAGATAGTCGGAGGCCGACCCGTCACCAACATCACCTTCACCTGTAAGCGTATGCTTCGGACGTATAAGAACCGGGGCGACTTCTGGTATTACGACAAAGCCCCCGAAGCGGTGAAGCTGATGGTGAACCGCATCGACATGTCGGCACTGGCTGACCTCTACAAAGTAACTAAGGATAGAAGAATATAAAAACGACAAAATACACGATTTTCCCTAAAATATCTTAATTTATTGCTCGATTGTTTGGCAGATATAAAAATAAATGCTTATATTTGCACCGTCAAAACAAAACGAGGGGCATGAAGCAGCAGCCCCCTAAAAAGATGGCTGCTTATTTTATGCCCGTGCAAAAAAGCATAGCGGCAACCGCGTCGGGTAGTGGAAACACCCCGGAGGCATCACGAAACCTCGTTTGGCCTTGACAGCGCGTAGTGCCGCATTTTTATTTGTCTAAATAAACGAGTTATGAACAAGTATTTTGAAGCATGGGAGGTTGTTTATGACCTTGCCAACGAGTTGATGAAGGAATCAGAAACCCTTCAGAAGGGTGTGCAACTGCTTGAAGCATCTACCATCGTGTTAGACCGAAGCGGAGAGGTGGAGCACGCAAAGCACTTGGAAACCATGAAGCAACTGGAAGCCGAGCGCGAACAGCGGGAACAGGCCGCACGACAACCTCAACTGCAACTGCGCACCATCGAAGTGCAGCCACAGCCAAAGCCAATACCCGCACCACGTCCGAGACGCAAACCGATGGAGAAGCCCGACGGACATATTGCGGGAGTGGTGAATACCGAATGGGGCACTTTCTTCAACATTAAACAGCAGCCGTCATGAACACCGAGCAATGGAAACCGATTAAAGGCTACGAGGGCATCTACGAGGTGAGCAACATCGGAAGGGTGCGATCACTTGACCGCTATGTTGAGCGCAAGAATGGGTATATTCTGCCATGCAAAGGCTCTCTAATAATGCCCGTACATCATAAGAGCGGGTATATCTACATAGGGCTGACCAAGGACGGCAAGAAGCATAATCTGAAATTGCACAGGATAGTGGCCGAAGCATTCATTCCGAACCCTAACAACTTTGCTGACGTAAACCATAAGGACGAGGACAAAACGAATAACCGCGCCGACAATCTGGAGTGGTGTGACCGCTCGCACAATATCAGATGGAAAGACGGTCATTTGCGAAGAGCCAAGAAACTATGAAGGCCTGTGGAACAGTACACATTAGACGGAGAATATATCAAGACATTCCCGAGTATAATTGAAGCAGCCGATGCGGTAGGCATCAGCAAAGCTCTTATTGGTAACGTATGCGCACAACGTACACATCAGAAATCGGCTGGCGGCTACCGCTGGCGGTATGCTGAGTAAACCCAAGGCGGCATTTCGCTGGTATTGTAGGAACTCTCAAAAGACATTTCCGAAACTCTCAAAAGAGAATCGGCAAACTCTCAAAAGAGAATCGGCAAACTCTCAAAAGAGATGTATTTATAAACCCTATAAAAAAGTTGTTAACATGGCACTGAAAATTAAAATTAAGAAGTGCGGCATGGTCCGCAAGATTGAAGGAGTTAAGAAGTCAGGCTTCTACGGCAAGGTCATCGCAAATGGAAAGAAGTCGTTCGAAGAGATTCTGAAGGCTTCGTGCAAAAATACTACGCTCGACTTCCGCGAGGCTGAGCTGGCTTGCAAGATGATGATCGACGGCATCGCCGAGAATCTGCGCGAGGGTTACATCGTTGACCTGGGCGTGCTGGGCAA